CACCAACGATATCCTTGGGATACAAGCCAATTTCTTTATAAGTGTGATTGACGACGATCATAGGCATATCCTTGAGCGTCAGGTGTGGTGTAATCATACGGAACAAAGACTTCAACTGCTTTGCTCTAGACATATCAGCGACCGACTTGCCATCTTTAGCATCTTCCACTTCTTTCTTCGAAGCCAAATTACCAATAGAGTCGATGACAATCATCACATGCTCCTCGCGGGTGATAGCGCCAATCTGCTGCATGATATCAAACTTTAGTTCCTCGATATCAGTGATCGGTGTATGCACCACACTATCAAACGGAATACCAAATGTTTCAAAATAAGACTGAGGAGTACCAAACTCAGAATCATAAAACAGTACGATACCATCAGGATACTTCTTTAGAAACGATGAAGCCATAAGCAAAGCAAAACCAGTCTTGAAATGCTTTGACGGACCAGCAAGCATGGTAAGCCCTGGTACGATACCACCATCAACGCTACCAGATAGTGCTACGTTAATCATGGGAACAGAAGTAGGAATCATATCCTTCTTCGCGAAGATTTTGCTATCAGCCAATGTGGACGTGAAAGCGATTGTGGAATTTTTAATTAGCTTATCTTTTAGTGACATAGTACCTCCATTAATATAAACATCATATCACAGTTATATGAGATTGTCAAGACTTCATGTAGTCGTCCATCTTCTTGATGAAAGTCTTGATTGTCTTATCGCGGTTAGGCCATACGATGGTATCCTTTTCAGGATTCTTCATCAAGTTATTCAGCAATGGCATAATCATCTTACGCAAGCCTTCTGCCTTGTCAACAGCCTGACTTTTAATTTCTTCGGTGTCAGAAAATGTAAAGCCAAAATCGTATTCGTCGTCTTTCATGTGAAGAATGCCTCCAGTGTGGATTGTTTTTCGGTGTGCCAATTAATGGTGTTAAGAATAGTGCGAAGTGGATCGAGAAATGCCTTATCAAATTGCATATCATAGTCAATATATGCGTTTAATTTAAACTCAGGTGGCAACTGAGAGATTACGGCAATCACATTCTCATGAATAGGATTTGGCATCTTCATGTAAGCAAAGCGGATCTTCTCACCGTCTTTGATTTGCTCATACTTTTTCTGAAGCTTCATCTGTTGCAGCTTCTTATTGAATACGATAGCACCACGCACATGCATGGGAACGCTTTTTGTCTCGTACTGATATTTAGTGAGGTTCTGGACACTGCGAGGAAATGCAACATCTTCAAATGGTAACTTGCGAAACTCTTTACGGAACTTTTCAATGTACCTATGCAGGTCATCTTCGCTCTGTGTCATAACGATGTTAAGAACATCTTTAATAGCCGTGCGGCAAGCTGCTGGTGTTGAGGATTTCACAGCTTCCATACCCATGATCTTTAGTTTTGGCTTAGCATAGCGCACACCTTCGGAATCATGGACATTGAGAATGTATCGCTTCTTCGCGGTCCAGATGCCACGGTCTGCAATGACTTCGCGCTTCATATTCATTTTTTGCTGGAAGGCACACATACGTTCAGCAAGATCCTGATAGATGCGATCAATAACTGGTTCCATTTTATCACTAGCCACCTTATCAAGAAAGTTAATGATCTTTTCTTTGAGTTCCGGAGTAAGCCCTTCAACCTCAATTCTCTTTTCAAAGACGCTATGTACCAATTTATCAAAGCTAATATAAAGCGAATCTGTATCAGACGCAATAACATAATCATAATCCTCCGTCTTCAATAATTTGTTGAGATACTTATTCATTTCATTTTCAGCCCAACGAATTGATAGTTGTCCACCAAGAGTGATAGCGGTAGCTTGGTCAATATCGAAGAAACGGAAATGCTGATTACCAATAGCACCATATGCGGAGTTCAACTGCACCTTCTTCGCAAGCTGCATATTCTTATAGCGTGAGATATCTTTGACGGCCTGCTTTTTCTCTGCTTCCGTCTTTGCGTTCTCGTAGGCCTTTTGAGCAAGGATCATCTTGTCCTTATATACCACACGGTCATTGTACATGCGTTGCATAATCGTAGGCAAGAACCCTTGCTTCGCTTTGCTAAAGAAACAACCATTCGCAGCAAGGCCATAACCATCAGGCACTTCTGGCATATTACCAGCAAGCAGACCATCAATCGTAACGTCTGCTTTGATTGCATAGCCTTTCGCGTTCACATGAATGGTTTCAGGTGAAATGTTATACTGCATAATCAAATGCGGATATAGGCTGTTCAAATCAAAAGACATAACCCATGAGTGTGAACCAACTTGCGGGTCTTTCACATATGCGCCAACAAATACTTCATCTTTGCTACCACCACCATCAAGTGGTACTGCGATTCTCTTCTTCCACAAATGGTTGTGCGTGATAACATCCCACATACGCACCTGCGTGAACACGTCCGCGATGGTAACCTTCGCGTCATACGCGAGCGCGAGAGCCATATCAATTAGTTTCATCTTATCGTCCATCTTCACGATAAGTTCCACGTCGATGATATTATAGTCAATAAACTTGGTATGATCTTTCATGTAGAATTCGTGAAGTGTCTCGAATTCAGAGTGATCTAGTTTCTTCTCACCAAGTTCAACGAATGCAATATGGTCGAGACGATATGATTCCTGCTGAGAGTATGTGAATTTCTTATACATCTCAAGGTAATCAAGTGTAGCCACACCACCAATATCATATGCAACCTGCACCTTATTGAGTGTGCGAATTTGCCTGTCGCGAATATTTTTCCATGGCGAGAGGCGCTTCATTTCGCTTTCACCAATAACTGTTGTCATACGCTTGACGAGATACGGAATATCAAACATGGTAATATTCCAACCAGTAACGATATCAGGATGACCATCGTGTGCCCACTCACTCAGGAATCGAATGAGCAATTCTTTTTCGTTGACACAGTGATGGTAGAAAACATCATTGCGAGTTGGTGTGTATGGCTTGAGACCAAACACATGAAAGATCGGGCCTTTCTTCAACGTGATAGCTGTGACAGTATCGGATGCTCGCTCAACCGCAGGAAAACCATTCTCAGAACTCACCTCGATATCGAGATATGCAACCTTGATTTGGTCACGATCATATGGCACATCGGTTGGATATTCCTCATTGAGGTATGTGTAGACGAACCGCTGTAGACCAAAGATATTGAAATTGGTCACGTCTTCATATTGCTTGAGAAAGTCTTTAGCTTCATTGATGGATTCAAATTGGATTGGCTCAAGCGAAAGCCCACGAATGTCGGTCCAGCTTGCATTTTCATGCTTTGACTGGACAAACATCGTGGGCTTGTAGGGAATCTTTTCGTTGAACTGTAGCCCGCGGTCGTAACCGCGAACCAAGATGTTGTTGCCGAACTGCATCGCATTGGTGTAAAATTTGCTCATGGTGTATAGTACACCATCGTCATCAAAATGTCAACCCGCTTTTCGGCAATACCAAACCGGAACCAAATGAGGTGTTGTAAGCATTTTCAACATCAAGCATTGGCTCATAAACAAAGAGAATATTGGACGAACTGACCACGATCTCTTTATTCTTTGCCATTGGTAAGTAATCAAGAAGGCCCATACTGGCTTTACCATTTGTGCCCTGTTGCATCACGATAGCAGCAGGCTTCTTGATTACGATGTTATGTTGACCAAACGCACTCACTTTACCAATCACTTCATCGCCAGTGAAAAACCTAACGACCATCACACTTTCAACATTCTGAGCATCATCCATTTTATAATCCTTATTTGGTTACACCTTGCATTTTCTCTTGTCCTCTTGACCAAGCAGAGATACCAAGAACTGCACCCATTGCTAGATGGAACAAACCAGCGCCTTGCAGCGTAAGTGGATTCCATTGGGTTAGTGGTTGCTTCATCATAACTTGGATCACATTCCACATGATTGGAAAGATAGCCATGTCTAAGCAACAGATGACCATATAGCACCAACCCATTGCGGGTCGCCACTTCTTGACCATCCAGTCTTCATTCTGCTTTGCGTTCTCTGCTTCCCACTGTTTCTTTTCCAGTTCAATCTTAGCAAGCTGAGCTGCTTCGGATAACTGTGGGGCTGATGGTGCACCTGCTCTAGGGGTTGAGTCGATATATGTAGTCTGGATTGAAGCGCCTGCTCCTTTAGTTGCAGGGGGAATCTGATCCATTGCTGGTTTAGGTTCATCCGTTTCTACTGTAAATTTAGGCATCGCATTTCCTTATGCTGTGAATATCTCCAGGGCAGCAGCATAATGAGATTTACGATCTTCAAGTCCAATGGTACCACCATTGATTTTTTTAGTTACATTAACAACGTCACCTTTATCAGCCCAATTGTTTAGTTCACGCGAGTCCCAGAACCATCCAGCACTCCACGCAGCTCCTTCTTCTGTACTCAACCACTCGGTTGCTTCTTCTAGTGGCCACCCCATGTCTTTGGCAAAAGCTTCATAATTTGATTTGCCTGTCAATTGGATAAGCCCACGTCCGCAGTAGCGATACCCATCTCCTGATGCTTCATCACCGTTACCCATGCGCGAAGCATAGACACGATTGGCAATTTTCTGTGGATTCTTAGCGAACGGTGCTGGGTCTACTCCACGAAAATACTTAGGGAAAATTACCTTCAAGCGATCTGCTGAATAGTTTAGATTTTCCTTGATCGTTCTTAGTCCACCAGATTCATGACCAACCTGAGCAAGGAACATTGAGATACGTTGAGGGGTATTGATTTCATAGAAGTCCATTACATCATTTAAAGGTTCCACATATTTCTGAATAACATCTTCGCCCGTATCTTCGAAGAACTCATTCAACTGTTCGAATGTAATAGCCATAGTCACTCCTTATTGAGTTACTTTCTATTTAGTACCGTCATAGCAACCATAGGAATATCACCGCGATATAATCCAATATCAGCCAGTTCTCTATCCGATAAACGATTCAATTCATTCAATGCCTTGTAGTAGCGGCGTGTGTCTTCGACTTGCTTTGCGATTAAGTTAAAAATATTTTGCATGTGTCTTTCTCCAAACGGTAATAGCGAGCCAGTTTCCCAGCTCGCTTGCATGATGTAGGATTCAATGGGTTGTAATTAGTCGATCTTGATGCTCTTAGGCTTCTGGTTCTCAGGGATAAAGTTTTCCAACCACACCTTGAGAATACCGTTCATCAATTCGGCATTGTTTACCACTACAGTATCAGCGAGAGTGAATGTGCGATTGAAGGCACGCTCTGCAATTCCCTTGTAGTAGTAAAATTCGGTAGCCTTATCCATATCACTGGAGTCCTTAGTCTTACCAGCAATGGTTAGCTTACCACCATCGAGAGTCAGCTCGATATCTGTCTTCGCAAATCCTGCGACAGCCATTTCGATAACATACTTATTATCATCGACCTTCTTGATATTGTAAGGTGGATATCCAGGAAGGTTCTTACCGATACCATCTAACTGCGAAGACAGCAGCTTGAATGTCTTGTCGAAGCCGACAGAGAAAGGATCGAAAGATGCGAATGGAGATGGAATTTGTGCGTAGTCTTTAGTCATAGTATGACCTCCTATTAGGCAAGGTTGATTATGTGACCCCGAGGGCATCACGGTTTTATTTATATGTAGCGAAGGAAATAAATTCCAAACACTACACATAAATTCAAGAAGGTAGAAGCTGCGTCGATCAAGCGACCTTTCCGCGGTTCTTACCGATGTTGTATTTAGCTTCCAACTTCCAATCATTCTTCTCCTTGTGTGTAAGAATTTTGATTTGGTTGAGTGAAGCGATAGGATCTTCTGAGGCCTTAGGATCAACAAGGTCAATCAACTCCCATTCAGCAAGGAGATTGGCAATCTTGTTCCGACGAGCTTTGTCGTCATCAGAGAAGTTGGTTGGTTTGCCATCAAGCGCAAATAGTTCCTTGAAGTGGACCACATAATAGCGGCCCTGCTTATGGAAGATATGGCAAGATTGGTAGAGTGTGGATTTTTCTGCGGACGCGACACCGATGCGGCTGAGCGTTTCGCGAATCTTTAGGAAATCTTCTGGTGTCTTTAGTCGTACCTCAATCATGGATTCAATAATGGATTGCATTGTGTTTACCTTTTGCCAAGTAGCAACCTGATCTGGTCTACTTGGCTAGGTGTCAATACCGTCAGTGCTTGTTTAGCTTCTGAACGCCCATAGCCGAAGAACTCCATAATCAGGTCGACAGAATCGTTTTTTTCTTCTTTTTGCCACTTGGCAAACTTACGGTTCTGTTTCCTGATTATATTTATAAAATACTCATACTGGAGTAATTTGTCTAGATGCCCACGCATGTTCATCTCGTTGGCATAGAGGATGCAGTCTTGATGATACGATAATGATTTATTTGTTAGAAATGGTTTATAATCCTTCTCTACGCTCTCATCGTGGCCGCGCATCATGTTTGATTGCTTTGGTTTACATATAGAATTAACGTAGTCAAAAGGGTTTGTAGCCATCAAATGTACCTCTGTCGAGTTTAAAGTTCCAGTCGATTGGTTGCATTTTTATCGACGTAATCATTTCGACGATATTGTGTTTTTATTTTGTCATAATATTTACGTTCTTCACGATCTTCGTCGCTTTTCTTATTGCTAATGAATACCCTATTGAGGGCTGTAGATTGTGGTAAAATCATATGCTTCCCATACGTCGGCCATTCTTTTGTTCTAAAGATAATTTTAGGACCAACCTCACGCATAGTCCCAGCATCTCGCTCTGGATAAAAATAGCACTTTGGTTTAATTGGGTATTGATCTTCACCTGTAATAAACTCGCCATCAAAATTCAGTCTTGCAATTTTAATAGAGTTTGCAGATTTAAAGTTAAGCGTATCGTTTGAACGCTTAACATATTCCTCTATCATATCTAAAGGAATATTTTTGAACCACTCAGTGTTATGAGCCACGCGATATGCTCTAAAATGATTATGTGCTTTAACTTCTTCTCTCGACAATTGATTATAAGTGCATGTTAGAAAATTTATCTGGAACAATGGTCTAGGGTTGCCGGTCTGCAACCCGGCAATGCGTTCTTCTACAAGTAATTCTGTCTTACCGATCTTTACATATTCTGCGCCATCATAGTCTATGGGATGATTTTCTAGAAGAAAGTATATGCCAGCCATAACTAAATTCCTTAGCTCACTTATATCTACAGTCTAACATAAGCTGCGTCATACATGCAGCCAGATTAATTTCTTGGTCAACAACAAATGCGGCCTTGTACTGGTAATCAGCCAAGATAATGACCAACTGTGGTACATAATCTTGTTCCATGAAATCATAAGCATTATCGTATAGAGAACGGAATAGAGTGTTCACGTCCGCGCTAGAGTTAGCGCCAACCCACTTTCGCATGTTCTCGAACTCGCGGTTCTTCAAACACTTGACAAGCTCCTTGATATCCACATTCTCTATCGACGCAAGGATACCAGCGTCAATCTTACCACGCGCAGCATACCGCTGAAACTCATTGAGTACACGACGCCAATCGGGAAGATGCTTTTTGATTACCTCTGCGACTGCACCTTTATCATACTCAACATTCTCGGTCTCAAGGATCCAAATGGCTCGCTTCATAAACTCGACCGCGAGAGGGCCAAGGTGCTTCTTCTGGATCTTGAAGTCTACAACAGCGCACCGAGAATGTAGTGGTTGGATAATTCGGTTCTTGAAATTGCAGGTGAGAATAAATCCACAGTTACTTGAGAACTCCTCCATGAAGTTTCTGAGTGCGGGCTGTGTGGAACTAGCGTTGAGGTAATCCGCCTCATCCAGGATAACATACTTACGACCTCCACCAAATGATACGGTACCTGCATAGTTGCGAATTTCATTTCGCAGTGTGTCGATGTTACCATTCATTGACCCATTGATAATTAAATAGTCAGCATTGATCTCGTCAAGCATAGCACGAGCGACCGTTGTCTTACCGACACCAGCAGTGCCAGCAAGCAACAGATTAGGAATGCTGCCATCGTTTACAAATTGTTGGAATGTTTGCTTCAGGTCATCAGGTAGAATGCAATCGGCAATCTTATGAGGACGATATTTTTCTACCCACAGAAATTCATCACGCATGTTGGCTCCATGTTCATAACGAAAGATGGGGGCTTTCGCCCCCATTTATTAGGCATCAAAAGACGAACCAGATTCCGTTGCGACCCAGTAATGACAGATGCCATCAGTGGATGCAAAGTATGCGATACCCTTTGAAGATACCTTCACATCATAGTCCTTACCACCCATGACCTTAAGGTTATCAACCTTGAAGATCATCTTATAACTCTTCTCAGCCTTGCCTACAGGGCTCTTGAAACGATTCGTGGAATCGCTGCGCGAATCAATAGCGCAGAAGTATGCGTTACCATGTTCACCAACAAGAGCAATTTCTGGCAGAACGAGAAGCGAAGCTTGACGCAATGCTCTTTGAAGCTTCGCTGCTTCCAGAACAAAAGCTACATCGACCGAAGGTAGAGTAACTTCCTTGGTAGGAAGACTGGGAAGAAGCTCTGCCTTTGCACGAACGATATCTGAGATATCGCCAGTTCCATTTGTGATGGAGATGAACGTGTCATTGACAGAGATATCGGGATTTTCGTAGTCACTCAAAACATTAATGAACTGAGACAAATCGAAGACACCAAATTCAGTGTCAATGGTATCTTCAATCTTTACCTTAGCGAAGACTGTCTTTTGTGGTGAGACCGTCTTCAATTCAGAGCCAGCAGAAAACAACATGCTGGGATTGATTGTCGCAAAATTCTTTAGTACGTCGATTGTGGTCTTAGAGATTTTCATGGTATATTCCTTCACTCAAGATAATCATAATAGCAGGTGTGAATGCAAATGTCAAGTTACTTCTTACGAGGAGCTAGTTCGCCCATATCTGCGGTAGCACCAGCGCCAATTTGAGCCAGATCAATGAGAGAACCAGCAAACACATATGAACCCATGTGCTGGAGCTTCATCCATGGGCAGAGCCATGTCTTCACATTGATGTCCCACATCTTCTGGCAGAACCAATAATCTTCTGATAGGTACCGCTTAGACTTAGGATCAATCTCAGCCTGAAAGAACTGCATGATTTCGCGGGTACCATCAAAGTGTGCGGTACGCACATGGTCAGGCAGATATGTGTATTGTGGGTAAGCGGCTGCAAACTTTTCCAACGCAGAACGCTGGATCATCATAAAGCCAGTGCCACCTTCAAGCACCTCTACTGGTTGATCGAGAGCAATGGATCCAGATCCTTCCTTAGGATTGAAAACATAATCGCCAACATACTTCTCGAGGTTCTCTGGATCCTTGTCAGCGAAGCCACGGTCGACCGCGCGCTTGATCTTTTCCCAAGCAATACATTTCTTGGGATACGGACCACATACGATTTCCTTATCATTGCCAGCTTCCGCAATGACCGACAATGCAATAACATCATTCGGATCAAAACCAATGTCGGCGTCGATGAACATCAAGTGAGTACAATCAGAACGCAGAAATTCGTCCACGAGGTAATTTCGCGCACGAGTAATTAGGGATTCATTGAAGAGATAATAGAAGCGAACATCCATGCCATACTGTGCTGCCATGGACGCAAGATCGGCAGTTGACTTTGTATAAGTACCACCACACATACCGCCGTACATAGGTGTGGCTACTAAAATCTTACGCTTGCGTAGTTCTTCAATTGTTACAGAAACTTCTAGTGCGGACATAACGACTCCATGTTAAAAATTGCAATAATATATATGGAAATTCAAAGCTGTTCAGCAACTTCCTGCTGCTTCTTTTTCCAACGGCGAATAGCCTGAATTTTATTCAGACGGCGTTGCATGGAAGGCTTTGTGTAATGTTCGCGCTCAGCTAGGTCTCGCATTATACCATCAGCTTGAATTTTCTTCTTCAGGACACGCAATGCACCATTGATATCATTGTTCCGAACTGTGACACTCAAACCACGAAGATGGGCATAAGGAATTTCATCGTTATTCAATTTTAGACTCCATTAAAAATAGGGTGAGGAATGCTCCCCACCCTATATAGCACAAATTAGGCAGCGATGCGGTAGTAAAGCTTGCGCTCGCCATTTACCTTGCGGTAGTTGCTGTAGATTGTGTGCGCTTCGCGAAGGTCGCTAACACGCTTATAGATACCTTCCTTAGGAATGCCAGTAAGCTTCGAAAGCTTATCGACAGTGACACCAGGGCCAGTGTTATTACGACGAAGGTGCTTTTCAATCAAGGACAACTGGGACATATATCTCTCCATAATTTAAGTTTAGGTTTATATTAATCTCAGAAAGAAATTTCCTGAGACTTCTCCGAAGCAGCATCGGCTGCAGGAGTGGCGGGGATGGGATTGATCGTAGGATCAACCTTGCTATAGAGATCAAGGAACGCGGTCTTGGTCTCTTCATCGAAACGGTTAATGCAGAACTTGATGGCCTTCATGCGGTCACCGAGCATCAGGAACGTCTGTGCGATATGCACCAGACGGCGAGTGGAAATGAGTTCATCAATGGCACCATCAGCAAAGGTCTTGCGGATGATTTCAGACCAGACGGTCAGATGGTCGATGAACGAAACATCAGCCTCGGGCAAATCTTTGCCAAGATAGTTGACGAGGATCTTCTTTTCGATCTGGACAGTAGGATATTCCTGCTCGACCGTGATCGGGAAACGCTCAAGCCAAGCATCGTCAAGCATGGTCGCAGCAACATAACGCCCATCCTCAGAGCCACGGCCCTTGGTGTTTGCAGTGACCATGATATTAAAGCCATCGGCTGGCTTTACAATCTCACCAGTCTTCTTCACATAGTAAGACTTGCCCTCGAGGATACCCTGGAGGCACATAGCCTTGCCAGGATCAGCACGGTCGGCCTCGTCAATCAGAAGCAAAGCACCGATTTCCATCGCACGGAGTACCGGGCCTTTCATGAACTTGGTCTCGCCATTGATAAGACGGAAACCACCGATCAGATCGTCCTCGTCGGTCTCACGCGACATCTGCACACGGATCATGGCTCGTTTGGCTTTGCTGCAAGCCTGCTCAACCATGAAAGTCTTGCCGTTGCCAGAATGCCCAGAAATGAACACAGGGAAGAACTTGCCAGAGGCGATAATCTTTTCGATCATCTTGAACTCGCCAAAAGGCACATAGTTCTTGTCCTTCTCGGGCACCGCAGCATAATCATGCTCCGACACGGCGTTAGGATCGAACTTGGTAGTGGTAGCCACTGGCTGAGCCTTGCGAATGGGAACGATATCGGCTGCCATAGCGGCAATGGACGTAGTATCAACACTAGCAGCGCCAGAGACGGCAGGCAGCTTGTACTTGCCATGGCTAGCACGATACTCGTCTTTAAAAATCCAACGATAAGAACCCCGCTTGAAATTGCTTGCCAAAGCAAAATCGCAAAGCTCAGAACGAGCCACGACGGCATTAGCACCAAAATGATTGGTAGCCTGCTCAAGGAACTTGGACTGATTGGTATTCATTTCATCGCCCTTTTTTCATCATCATATAAGTATTATAGCACGGATTAGGTCGGATTGTCAATGGTCAAAGCCGCTCGATGGTGGGTTTACCAACAAGTCCAGTAGAAGCCAACAAACGACGCATGAAATCGAAAGCATCCTGTAGGTAACGAAACTTGGCCGTCTCGTCCGACAGAAGCTTGTTTTCATCCTTGAGAGTATATGATACTTTAAACATAGCCATCTCCTTTTGTCATTATGTTACCATTGTAGTTGGTAATGAGGGATTTGTCAACCCCTCATTTTTGCTTTGTATTTATACGGCGATCTTGTCGATAAACTTAGCCAACACAACACGGGACGTACCGCGCTTGGATTGTGCGTTGGCAAACGCGGTTTTCAGTTTACCCTTGGATGAATCCGCAGCAATATCACCCATGCCAGAACTCTCGGTACGCAAGTCTTTACCGCCCTTGATATAGTAGAACTCATTGTGGCCGTACAAGCCGGGCACAATGGCATACTGATTAGAGCGGAAAGACTTAGCCATCAGGTCAGCATCATACCAGTTTGACCCAGCCATCTGGGCGCCGCTGGTAACGTCACGGGCACTGTTGGTAATGTAGAAGCCAACAAGATTGACCTTCATCGTGTCACGGATGAGTTTAGCATACATTGAGGTATATTGATGGTTATGCTCAAAATTCAAACGAATTTGGCGCCTGCTATGCTCGTCGGTCAGGAACGAGGTGCGGTTATTGTGGATGATACTAGAACCAGCCAAATTACCACGTTGACCATTCTGCTTGTGCAGAATATATGATGGATGATCGGACTCACCATCGGTAATCGTCACCATGTTCACAATCTCGAGGTTCTTCTCCTTTGTGAACTTGGTAATGATATCGCGACCAAGCATCAAGGAATCATTGAACGGAGTCGATCCAAGGCTAAGGAACTCAAACGGGTCACGGAATTTATTGAAGATAACATCACGGACATAATGCTTCACATTATTATAGCCAGCAGGAACCAGATCGCATGTGGTATAGTTCTGGATCATACCTGAAATAAGCAATGTGGAACACATGAAATTAAAATCACGCAGGTTCATGCCCTCGTGAAACAATTCCAGCAGTGACAGTTCCGTGTTAGGGTATACGAAATGCTTGTCAACACGATTGTCAATGTTACGCCATTCCGTATTGATTTTAGACCGCATATCGTGGTATTTCAGAGTAGCAGGATGATTGTAACCTGCACCAGACAAGCTCGTCGAGAAACCATAGATACGGTGTGGAATGTTAGCACGGCGACAAAAAGTAGCCAGGGTAATCATCTGTTCAACCGCACCACGGATATGCCCAGACATTGAACCCGACAGGTCGAGATAGACGACAAGCCCGTGGTTCTTACCAGTTGGCAGTACCGTGAGACGACGGAAGATATCCTCGCTGAACTTATAGCTATGAATCTTTGTCGTATCAATGGTACCAGTCTTGGATTGCTTGCTACGGGAATAGGCCGTAGCAGCCTTCTTCATTTCGAACTCCTTGACCATATAATTGATGGCATTGTTATTGTCGCTGCGGAACTTGAAGAACACACGATTGGCAAAAGCCTGATAATTGGCTGCCTTGCCGAGGTTGATATCGTGCTGCGCGAACTTGAGGATATCGCCATACTTCACAATGAAATTGGAGGAGTCGATATCCTTCGGCAGCACCACATAACGGAGCTCCCTGCCGAGCATAGTAGGATCAACCAGATCCTGCATCTTATCGGACAGAGCCTTATCAGTGGTAGCCTCTTCGATGGGACCACCAGACGCACGGCGCGAGGGCTTCGGTTTGTCTTCATCATCACCATCGCCGACTTCATCCTGATCGGACTCGCCTTTTAACCCCTCATCGCCGTCTTCACCGTCTTCCCAATCGTCACCTTCCTCGCCGTCATCATCAAGGGTACGGGTAGAAACGTCACGCTTTTCTTCATCCAGGTCTTCCTCTTCCTGCTCCGCCTTTTCTTTGGCAAAAGCAAGGAGATCATTAGCAAGCTGGACGGCCTCATCCCATGTGTGGATGTCCTCAGCCCGCTTTACAAACACCTGTTCTTCATCCGAGAACGGCACCTGCATATGAGAACCAACCTTGAAATACAGGTTGATACGGTCAATGGTTGACAGTTGATCGGGATTGGTAGACTTCACATTGAAAAAGTCCGACTCGAAAAGCCACTTGTAGCCATCGTGAAAATCACGGCGCGAGCCGGGGAACTTAGCCTTGATCTTGCGCTCGATCCGCGCGTCCTCGACCACATTCAGATAGCCCTGAAATGTGCGCGACACACGGCGGCCGTCTGATTCCTCAACGGCGTCAATAGCACCTTTCCAGCCATCGCACGGAGTCTCAAGGGCGTGCCCGACCTCGTGGAGCACCAGCAGATGATACAGGCTCTCAGTCATTTCCTGCCACATGGGCAGACGCAGGACGCGGTTCTTAACATCAAAAGACGCAGTGACCACGGGTGCATGTTCCACAGCAATGTTCTCAGCCGCGAGCAATTTAGCCAACTTGTCAAGCGCGCCAGGCGATACCAGTTTCTCAGCCATTACCTTCTCCTCAATTCATTATGTATAGTACCACATGGCGCGCGGTTTGTCAACTAGCAATCTCGGTCAAAGTCCTGCCATTCCTGCATCTCGGATGGCTGACCATCGTTGGCTTCTGGCGAAACGTCAAAGGTAAATACCGAAACGTCGCCAGGCAATGCGTTGAAATCAATGGCATCATGGTGCCACGAGAAAAAGGAATCCTCTTCTACGCCAATGCACCAGCATTGACCATGCTCCTCGAGCATCCACTCGGTAAAAGCATCGAGGGCTTCGCAGTCGAATTCATCCAGACCGCTCTCGTCGGAGTTGACAAGCGCGGAAGCCCAATGCGTAGGCAGTTCAAAGGTTACAGTGTCCAAAGCCATGATATCTCTCCTCAGTCGGAAGCCCAATCGGTAAGCTTGTAATCCCAAAAGTCGGCGTAGTTTTTGGCTTCCTCAGCCACCTTATCCACAGCCGTGACCTTACGGCTATAGCCACCACGAATGGCTTTGATTTCTTCCAGCTTGGCAATTAGCTGGTCAATGCCTTGGTTCATCCGTTCATCTAACGTGGTCATAGGATTCTCCTCAGAGGTAAACACGGCGGGTGTTGTCGGTGTCGGCAAACTGGTTGGTAACGCCACGCTCGGGCCGAATGCCGGGCTGCACACCTTCAAAGCCAATCTGCTCGGCATCAAGGTAGTTATAGCCACGGTAGGCGTCGTCGGTGAGGAGTGAAGATTCCAAAAGAACGATAACACCGACCCGCTCATCCCGCGTGGACGAGGGCGAAGCTAACAGACGGTTGGCAATCTCGGTGAGAGTGGAAGCGCGGACAGTTTTGCGAAGGACTTTTCTCATGGTGTAACCTTTCTTAGTGGACGCCGGTCCATTGGACGGTGGGATAATCGCGGAGCACTACATTGCCGCGAGCCTTGTTTTTTGCAGGAGCTTTCCAGCTTGCAGCCTTCAGGATATCGCCCTTGCAGAATTTACCCATATCGGTCATGCAAATGAAGGAGTGAACGGAATTGCCTGCGATAACCTTCACATAGCGGCTACCGATTTCATAGCGGAGACCAGCGTTGAATTCAGCAATCATTTCCTGCTGAACTTGATCGTTGCTATAAGGCGAGCGCGCTTTGAAAGCGGCATAATCAGCGCGGATAGCGGCAAGGTAGAGGTCGAGCTTGCGAATGGAAAACATGGTTGAACCTTTCAATTAGCGAGAAGCAAAGCCGGCATTGCGGAGGGTGGTCAATTTGCGGCCTTGCGAGGCAATGGAAGCAAAGTGGCGAAACGTCTTGACCTTAGCAGTAGAAGTCTCGCAACGGGTCACATTGCCGCCGTTCTGCATGAACTGAGCAATAGCATCTTGGGTTGCTTCGCGAAGGGCTTGACGGCGGTTGGGGTTTGTTGCTACGCTCATGGTGTGTCTCTCGTCTTTCAATTCATCTTATATTCTTATAATAGCAAAGAACCACCTCATTGTCAAGGCTAGAAAAACAAGCAAAAACAATGGCTTAGGGATCATCTCCGCTAAGCCATTGAAATTGTTTGCCAATTATTTTCAGGTATTTTGGTGTTTTTTCAATTATTTTTGAAACATTTTATGTTACTTTTGTGTCGTTCCCTTCAACGCAATGAACCCTGTAAAGGCGTGGTTTTGCCAGAAGGTGTCAACCGCTTGAAAGCCGGCGTCTAGACAGACCTTGATTAGCTCGCCACGGGTGTTTGGTTTGGTCATATGACGGAGCTGATGCTCCTTGTCCATGATATCGTCGGTGGTAAACGTGCGGCGCTTGTAATCATAATAGGTAAAGGTGCGAATTTCATGGATTCGTACATTCTCAGGCATCGTCTTCTCCGCGAAGACAAAAGCACCACCAGGGTTCAATCCATTGAATACGCGACTGATTAGATGCATACGATCATGGTACGGCATGAACTGAAGTGTGAAGATGGACGTGACATATGAACAGTTGTCGAAATAATACCCATTAGCATCACCCTTGTGATATGTGAGGTTGTCGAAATCCTTTTCGTCCTGATCGTATGGTCCCCAAAACTCAGGTTCAATCTCTAGACCTGTATAAATTGCGTTAGGTGCAAACGTGTTCTGGTTAATCATACTCTTTAACATCTTACCTGTCGAGCAACCAATATCGACCACGCTGGTATCATTCTCAACAAAGTACTGGGAGATATCCACAACGTCTTGCCACAGATCACTGTAGCCGCGAATGGATGTGTCGATGTGCGTATCAAAGCCTTCTTCGCGTGTCGCGAACGTGAACTGACCTGTCATTGTGTAGCTTCCTTATAGGGTTTCAATATTTTATTATAGATGTTAGTCGCAAGGGCACCCATCATTTTAGGAGCAACCATGCGCCCGATTCGTTCTGCTTGCTTATCAAAGTTTCCAGACAATATGTAGTCTTCTGGAAGACTCATGATTCGTTTCAACTCTTTGATGGTAAACTTTCTATTCTCTGCGTAATGAAACACACCAGACACAGAAAGCTGTTGCCCTCTCTGCGTTAGAGTAGGGCATGGAAGTTCCGGGCAAGGGCGAATCATATTGAAACATGAACCTGTAGGATTCCATGACCGATACTCAGTATCGCTCGGCTTGGTATGACGCTTGGGATTAAATGGAAGCTTCGTGATCCAATCTTTTTGAAAGCCACCCATCACATAATCCTTAAGCATCTGGATTTCTTCAGGATCATTTTCGATATCTTCAATTGCTTCGCGCAATGAGATGTGTTGACTATTCTCGCTTAGACGACGCCCACCAGAACGAATGATAGGAGTTGTTTCGGGTGGCTTTGTCATTGTCTCGGCATTCATCCAGTTCATACCGATCACACTAGCAACATCACTACGCACACAGACAAAGAACAGTCTCTCACGCGCTTGCGGAACTCCATAATTTGCGGCGCTCAAAACGTGATGCGTGACAACATAACCAGGTTCAATGTTTTCAAATGCGTTCTGAAACTCTACAAGCTTCTTGCGCGCTTCGCCCATTGTGATACCCTTGACGTTTTCTGCAACGATAACCTTAGGCTTGATATCTTTTGCGATGCGAACGAACTCTAGGAATAAATCTTCAATAGCTTCAACAACCATACCATCACTATAAGTTTTGATGCCTGTTTTCGTAAACGTCTCACCCTCGACGAATTCTAGCTCACCATATTCGTCAATCTCAAACGAGCTATCGGTTTTCTTTACAGCACCCTTCCATTGCTTCTCTCGTTTACCAGCAACAGAGAACGCGGAGCAAGGAGGTGACCCATCGAAGATATCAAGTTCACCAGGCTTGAGATTTGCTTCACGAAGAAAATCAAGCCCAGTAAGCTTTTTGATATCGCCTGGGATAATCTTGGTATCTGGAAAATTTGTTGAATATGTCTTTATGGCTTCTTCTACAAATTCATTCATGGCAATAACTTTACCACCGGCGATGCGATAGCCAGTTGATGAACCACCACCACCAGCAAAAGTGGATACGACGGTGAATAGCTCTCGGGCCGAAGACTTTTTGATATCGTCAACTGTGTATGGAATATATTTTGTCAATGTTTTGTCCAATCTTTATTATTTGCATTATAAACAGATTTGAAGAGTTTGTCAAGCGTTTTCTATGCATGTTTCTTTATTCTATTCATTTTCTTTAATTGATTGGTAGCTTGTTCCAAATGAAAACGACTAGCCTTGCTTTGAAAGGTAATGCCATCGAGATGGTCTAGCTCATGAAGAAACACCCTGGCCGTATAGCCTTTGAACATCGTGGTACCAGCAACGCCATCCCAACCAGAGAAACGAACCTCAAACTCTTTGGGGCGCTTCACTTTCATAAACAAACCAGGATATGAAATGCAACCCTCTTCATACACAACAGTATCATCATTCATTGTTACGATGCGTGGATTGAAAACAGAAATCACACTATCGGGGTCGGTAAAGTTACCAATGACAAATGCGCGAGTCATAATGCCAATCTGACACGCGGACAATCCTACACCTTTGTTAGCAATCATCTGTTCCTTCAGCATGTAGAAAAGCTTCTCGGCTGAGAGGATGCTACCATCTTCCATTGTGTAGCCAACATCAAAATTGAATGGCTTACACACTTGCTTCAAACGTGGATCGTTGCCCGGAATAATCATGATATCATCCTACTAAAGTTTTTCTGTTTTGTGAATCGGAGTGTGCTTGTGAACTTATCTTGTAGAACATCGCCCTTATGAGAGATGACGAAGATGTTGGTGTCTTCCACATTATGTATAAGCTTTAGAAACTCGTCACAGCCGTTAGCATCAAGCGAGGCATCAAAAACCTCATCGAGGATAAGTAGATTGGTGTTGACGCTATTCTTCATACGAGCGATGGAACGCCATGTAA